GTGACCTCGGCGGCCAGGTGCAGAGCCTCGGCGGTGCCCTGGTGTTCCAAGACTTCAGCAACACCATCATCCGCCTGGTTGAGACCTTCGGTGTGTCCATGTCGCTCGCCCAGCGGGTGACGATGTCGTCCGACACGCTCCTGGTGCCCAAGCGGCTCACGGGCGTCACCGGCTACTGGATTGGCGAAAACACAACCATCCAGACCAGCGACCCGACTGCCACGATGGTGCAGTTGGTTGCGAAGAAGCTGGCAATCGCCACGAAGGTGTCGAACGAGCTGCTGGCCGACAACGCCATTTCTGTCGCAGATTGGCTTGCCCAGGAGTACGCAACGGAGATGGCGGCTCGGATCGACGACGCCTTCTTCAACGGCACCGGCACCTCGAGCTACGGTGGAATCAACGGCCTCGTCCAAATCGACGACGGCACGCACACGGCCAGCGTCGTGTCGGCCGCTAGCGGCAACACCAGCGTGGCTGCCTTGGACATCGATGATTACCTTAAGGCTCTCGCGGCTCTGCCACGGTACGCCATCGGCACGTCGGCGTTCTACATGCATCCGAGCGTTTACCACAACAGCGTGCAGCGGATGATGCTGTCCAGCGGCACGGCTGGCTCCGGCACCATCGGTGCCCTGGCTGGTGGCAACACCGCTGCCAACCTGGCCCAGGGAACGCCCAACACGTTCCTCGGCCTGCCTGTGGTGTGGGTGCTTAAGATGGACCCGACGCCGGCCAGCGGTGAAATCGCTGCTTATGTCGGCGACCTGTCGCTCTCGTCCATCATGGCGACCAAGTCCGACATGCAGGTGGCGAGCAGCACCGACCGTTATTTCGAGGCCGATCAGACCGCCTTCCGGGCGATCCAGCGGCTCGACATCAACCACCACAGCCTCGGCACCACCAGCGAGGCTGGCCCGGTCGTGGCGCTCAAGCTGGCCTGAACCTAAACCTTCCCCGGAGACTCTGACAGATGAACAACAGCGGCGAAAAGAGCGTCACGAAGGCGGCGGCCAGCGTTGCGGCCAACGCCACGCATTCGCACGAGATCGACACGCTGGGCTTCAAGTACGCCACGATCGACGTGGTCTACTCGCCCTTCACTGCGGCGACGGCTGGCTACGCCAGCGTCTGCAAGGTGCAGGAGAGCGACGCCAGCGGTTCGGGACAAACCGACGTCACCGGCCTTGCGATCACCGCTGGTGCCGGTGCCACCACCGGTGCCAGCGTCGGAGCCGTGGCTCGTTTCAATGTTGATCTGCGTGGCCGCAAGCGGTACCTGACCGTTGTCACGAGCCCCGGAAACACGGTTGCAGTTGTGACGAACGCTCGGCTCAGCAAGGCCGAGAGCCACGCTGTGACTGCGACGCAGTCTGGCGTGAACAACGTCGCCAGCCTCTGACGCTGGACACGACCGGTACAACGCCCATATGCGGGCGGCTGGGCTGTCGCCCGGCCGCCCGTTGGCGTTTCTGGAGCACGCATGAAAGTCCGCATCGGCAATGTCGAACATGAAGTCAGCGTGGAGGCAGCTTTCAGCGTGCCCAGGTTGACGTTTACCGACAATATGTTCTGCGTCACGCAGGCACTTCTGCCGCTTGGCATTCGCCCGACCAAGTTCACCGGTGCCTTCTGGGAGCAATGTTTGGATCGGGTTCTTCTCGACATGATTGACCGCACCGATTGGGTGCTGACGGTGGACTATGACAGCGTATTCGAACCCGAAGCGGTGAGCCGGCTGCTGACGTCGGCTCTTGTGTCTGGCTATGACGCCGTCGCACCGCTTCAGGTCAAGCGTGACGACGGAGTGCCGATGTTTACGCCCGAGGGGCACGGCCACAAAATCGGAATGGTGCAGCTGCCGAACTCGTGGTTTGAGGCGGTCGTGCAGCCGGTGGACAGTGCCCACTTTGGGCTGACGCTGATCCGTTCCGAATCGCTAAAGCGGACGCCGGCCCCGTGGTTCCTGGGCACGCCCAAGGCAGACGGGCACTGGGGCGACGCCGCCGAAGGCGAGCAGCACCGCTGTGACCCTGATATTCACTTCTGGAAAACCTTCAAGGCAGCCGGCAACAAAGTTGGCATCGCGCCGCAGATCGCTATCGGCCACGCAGAGCTGAAGATCACGTGGCCGGGCCGGGATCTGAAGCCGGTGTACCAAGCTCCAAGCCACTATTGGAACGGTGGCAGCCGGCGGCCGGCGGAAGCGTGGGGCAGCGTGGAACACGGAGAAGCGTCTACATGAGCGACCGAATCAAAGTGCAGTTTCTTAGACCATTTCGGGTCTACCGCAAAGGCGACGTCATTGAGATGGACCAAGGCCCGGCAAAAAGCTGGATGGTGGCCGGAATTGTGACGCCTGTGCTCGAGCAGCAGCGAGTCATTGAAGAGGCGGTGGTTGAGCACCGGGCGGAAACGGCAGATGTGCCACGCAGGAGGAAGCGTCGATGAGGTACCGCAGTCTGGTTCGTGTCACCGAGCCGACCATGAATCCTGTCACGCTGTCAGAGGCCAAGGCCCACCTGCGAATCGACAGCGACGCCGAGGACTCGCTGATTTCGTCGCTTATAACTGCGGCCACTCGCTGGGCAGAGGACTACTGCGACCGCACCTGGTGCTACACGCAATGGAAGATGAGCACCGATTCGTTCTACGGCAACGTCGGCAGCCCGGTGCAGTTTGGTTTGCGTGCGGACGGCAACAACATCGACGGCCGCCAGACTGTGGTGCCAAACTTGGATTTAGAGCTGCAACGCCCGCCAATGGCTCAGAGCGGCACCGCCACGGCCGTGACCATCACGTACACGCCCAACGCCGGGGCCAGCACCGCCACGCTGGATTCCACGCAGTACCGGGTGGACCGTCTTGCCACGCCTGGCGTCTGCCGCCCGCTTTATGGGCAAACGTGGCCAAGCCACCTGCTGGACTTCAACAGCACGACCGTCACGTACTGGGCTGGCTATTCCGCCGACGGCACCAGCGTGCCAGACGCCGCGAAGTCTGCCATCAAAATGATCGTGGCCCACCTCTGGAAAAACCGTGAGATGAGCACCGAGACGGCACTGACCGAGGTGCCAATGGGCGTGAAAGCGTTGCTCGACACTCTCCGCTGGGGCAGCTACCGATGATTTCCGCCGGCGAGCTGACCGAGCGAGTCGTGATCCAGCAGCCTACCGACACGCAAAACGCAGTCGGCGAGGCCACGTTGGCGTGGAGCACGTTCGCCACGGTCTGGGCAAAAGTCCGGGCAATGTCTGGCCGCGAGGCCGAGCGGTACGGCCAGGTGGTTGGCCTGTCTGGGCACGTGCTGACGATTCGGGCATTGCCAGGCATAACGACTGCCATGCGAGTTGTGTACCGCTCTAGGACGCTTGAGATCGGGGCTATCAACGAGTTTGACCGGGTTTGGTACCAGGAACTGGTCTGCACGGAGACGCAAGCCGCATGAGCCTCGTCGAAGCCCCAGAAGCGTTCCTGTATCAGCGGCTGACCGGCCAGACGGCCGTCAGCTCCCAAGTCGGCACACGCGTCTACCCGCTTATCGCACCTAGCGGCACGCCGATGCCGCTGATCGTCTACCAACGCACCGGCGTTGAGCGTCCGCAGTCGCTGGCTGGCAACGTCGGCAACCCGGTGGTGACGCTGCAACTGACGACCTACGGCACGAGCTACACAAGCGTCAAAAGCATCGCTCGAGCAGTGCGGCTTGCCGTGGACAACTGGACGGGCACGACGGCCAGCGTGACGATTCAGCGGACGACGCTGATATCCGAGGCGGACGGCGTGGACATGCCGCAGGATGACCAGATGCTGCCGTACTACAACGTGCAGCAGTCGTTTGAGTTTCGCATCGATGAGGCCACGTGATGGCACGCCCGGCAATCACCTTTGAGTTTCCCGACGTGCCGGGGCTGGCCGACGAGTTCCGCCGGCTGCCAAAATCTCTGGCGTCGGCGGCAATCGGCGCGGCGGTAAAGCGGGCAATGCAGCCGGCTCAAGAAAAGCTGAAGCAGATCACACCAAAGGGACCGACCGGCAACCTTCGGCGTGGCATTGCCACCAAAGCCAAACGATACCCAAAGACTAGCTCCGCTGTTGCTGTCGTGGGCTACCGCAAGTTCAACTCTTCCAAGCCGCCCAAGGTTGGCACCAAGCGTCGCAACCTCGCGAACGATCAAACCCAGCACCAACTGCTGGTGGAGTACGGCACAAAAGAGCGATTTACGAAACGCGGTGCGTATCGTGGGCGCATGCCGGCCATACAGCCGATTGCCAAAGCGTCCGAGGCCACGAAAGGCCAGGTGACTGCCAACCTCCAAAAGGAAATGGTGGCTGCCGCAGAAAAGGCATTGAAGCAGTTGCCAAGGTACCTGGCCGCACGGGCTGCCAAGGGCAGGGGTTAACTGCAAGGAAAGCCGCCTGGCGGTGTAGAAAAACGGTGGGCACACGCCCACGACACACCCGGAGGAGCGCCGAATGGCAACCGATTCGCAGGGCAATACTTTCGTCTTCAGCGGCAGCACGTACACCGTCACCAGCGTCACCGTCACGCCCGGCGGCGATCTGCTTGACAATAGCCACCTCGGCCTGGCCAGCGGTGCCAACCGGACCTATCAGTCGCCGGCGCTGATCGACAACGAAGTGAGCGTGGAGGCTTACGGCACCTCGGCGGTGGCGATTGGCTCGTCTGGCACGCTGGCTTTCGCTAGTGCGACCTACACGGCAACCGTCTCGGCTTCGAGCGTGGCCTACTCGGTCGGCGAGTTGGTGCGACAGTCGCTTACTTTCAAGGTGAAGTCGTAGTCACGACGGGAGGACGTCGTGGCTACGGACTCACAAGGTATTACGCTGGCTTGGGCGGGAAGTGCACTGGCAGCCGAAATCGTGTCGCTGTCTGTGGATGGCGTGTCGCACGGATTTGTTGACGTCACGCCACGTGCCACGCTAATCCGTGCTCGGCAGCACAGCCCTCATGACACGGACGCTGGCACGGTGTCGGTCACGATGCGGGCCAAGGGTGTGCTGCAGGGTTCCACGTTTGGCATTCCGCAGTCGTTGTCGATCACTCGTGGCACGGCGACATACCTGACGGCACAGACGGCGTACCTCGAGAACTTTGCGTGGAGTGCTAGTCTCGGTGAGCTCCAAGAGTATCGGGCGACGTTCCGACTCTCTGGCACTGTCAGTATCTAGGAGACAGCATGGGACTAGCCGAAGAAATCCTCGCAGCCGACCAGGCTGAGACGCTTAAGGTGCACGTTTCTGAATGGAAGTGCGACGTCTACATCCGCTCGCTGCCGCTGGGCGAGCTGCAGGCGTGGGAGTTGGCGTGTCTTCGCAGCAAGGGCGAAGGCGTGGAGGACTACCGCACACGCTACCTAGCTAAGTGCCTGGTAGACGCAGACGGCAAGGAAGTGTTTACGAGCGACCAGCTGAAGCGAATCAGCGGCACGGTGGGTGCCCGGCTGTTCAAGATCGCCCAGAAGCACAACGATTTAGACGACAAGGAAATCGAGGACATTGGAAAAAACTAGTAGACCGGCCGCTGGACGCTTTCCCGCTCCTGCTGGCCGGTCACTTGGGCATGACGTTACGGGAACTCGGGCACCGCATGGACGTTGCCGAGTATCGACAGTGGCTGGCACTTCATCGGTTTGTAAATCCCTTGGGAGGTGAGTGGCGACAGACGGCCCGGATCGTGGCGGCAACGCTGGCACCGCATTGCGGGCGAGGCAGAACGCCACGGGAAGATGACTTTATGCCGATTGACCGGCCGCCAATGTCGGCGTCGGAGATTGCGGCAGAACTTGGAAAGCTGAAGCCCACCTGACATGGCAACGACTCTTGCACTAGCGATGCGGGCGAGCATGTCGGCCAGCGGCGTCGTGTCTGGAAGCAACCAGGCTGCGTCAGCCCTGGACAAGATGGGCAAGCAGGCTGCCAAGACGGCCAAGGACGTCAACACCCTGAAGAACATCGCCATCGGTGCGGTGATCGCTAAGGGTGCCATGATGGCCGCCAATGCGTTCACGAGCGCTGCATCGGCGGTAGCCGGCTACGTGTCCGAAATCCGGCAATCTGCCGACGCCACGGCAAAGCTGGCGGCCCGGCTTGGAATGTCGGTGCAGTCGCTGCAAGCGTTGCAGCTGGCGGCCCAGATGTCGGGCGTTGGCGACCTGACGCCAGTGCTCCAAAAGATGTCGATTACCCTCGGCCAGGCTTCCAGTGGTGCCAAGCCGGCTATGGAAGCCCTGCAGGGGATTGGGCTGAGCATTGATGACTTGGAACGCATGAGCCCAGAAGAACAATTTAAGGCGATCTCGGCCGCCATCATGGCGATTCCTGACCCGGCCGCTCGAGCAGCTGCGGCCGTGAAGCTGTTTGGTGAGCAAGGCGTCGCACTGTTGCCGCTGATGTCGCAGAACCTAGACGAAGTCCAAGCCCGGATGGAACGGCTGGGCATCGTCCTTAGTGCTGACCAGACCGAAGCCATTGAGGGCATGAATGACGCCCTGCTGATGGTGCAGGCGACGTTTGAAGGAATCATCGGCCAGGTTGTGGGCAACCTTGCGCCGGTTGTGACGGCGCTGGCTGAAGAGATCCTTTCTATGGTGGAGTCGTTCACCAGCATGGCAGGCGATGGCGGAACGGGCATTGCCAATGCCATCACTGACGCCATGTTCGACATTCTTGAATACTTGGCCGGCGTGTTTGACCGTGCCATCGAAGGTTTCAATGACTTTGGCGTGACCATGCAGGAAGTCGGGGCCGTCTTTGATTTCGTCGGCAATGTCTTTACGGCGGTAGCCGAGTCGCTGCGGGCTGCGTTCAACGCCTTTGAAATGATTGGCAACTTTCTGGCAATCACGCTCGGTGCGTTTCTTGAAGGTCTTGGGTCGTGGGTTAGCAGCGACCTAGAGCAGTTTGGCAAAGACCTAAAACGCAATGCGATGGATGCGGCCGACCGCAATTTTGAGCAGATGAAAGATGCAGGGTCGAACGCCGCAGGCGCTGCTGGCCGTGCGGTGTTTGGCGGAGACCCTGCGGAACAATCGGACGGGCCAGCGTCTCGGGCAGTCCGCAACGCTCGTGCACGCAACACGCCAGAAGCTAAGGCGGAACGCGAGGCGGCCCGCAAGCAGCGGGAGGCAGAACAAAAGGCTGCAAAGGAGGCTGCAGCCGCAGAGGCAAAGGCTAAGCGTGAGGCGGAAGCAGCCAAGAAACGCCAGAAAGAGGAGGCAAAGCGAGCCGAGAAGGCTGCTGCCGTTCAAGAAAAGGTAGACGCCAAGGCCCAAGACATCGCCGAAATTGAAGGCGAGCGAGCCAAAGAG